AGCTAAAAAAGGCCATTGGGGTTCTTCATTAACAATATCCCAATAAGCCCTGTTTAGCGCATCAGCAGTATGCTTCTGTACGCCTACGGCAGACGAAAAATTAGCTGAAGTTAAAGTAACCTCATTAAGTTCTCTTAATAGCTCATTAGTTAAATCTAAGTACGTTGTAGACATTAATCTGATTCTTTATTAGCAGTAATACCCTGTTGTTCATCCGATTCACGATTTTGTTTATCTTCAGAATTTTCGTAGTATCCCTCCATTTCAGTAATGTCTTTGTAATTGACAACTGTGCCATACTTTAATTCAGGCATTATTTTTCTCCTACCTTTACCTTATTTTTAAATATTCTGTCATAATTATTTTTATAGTTTTCCATATTACTTCCAGAATATTGCCTCCCTAAAAGTCCCAAAATACGAGTGCTTTTCTTACCTTTACCATTCATTATAATGGGATTTTTATCACTACCTAACTGTGGCATTTACTTTTCTCCTATTCTTAATCAGGCAATACACCTAAATGCAGAAACTCGATTAAATACGTTACAGTTGTAGCTGCCGTTGCTAGGTTAGTATTCAAAGCCTTCAAACGAATATGAAGTGTTCGCGCTGAAGAAGAATACAAAGAAGCCGCAATAGCGATAGCCTCGGAAGTTGCTGGCCCACCTACAACACCTGCTGTAGTTGAAGTGCTTACAAATGCGTTAGCACCATGACCATGTGAATTTTGAATAATATACAAAGGAGCATTAGCTGACCAAGTAACCGCAGAACCACCATCATCTAGAATAGCCTCTTCATCAATTATTTGACCACCACCAGCAGCAGTACCTAGATCAAAATCTACATCATCGCCTGAATTACCTGCCGTAACAATGTTACCTGCTGGAATGGCGATAAGATTCCGAATAATAGTATCGGCTGGTTGTGTAAAGCTTACATCTACATTCTGGCTATGCGTAACTGCAATAGTACCTGTAGTAGCTGAAGTCCACGAATGAACTACGTTATCAGCAAGATCACGAACATCTAAAGTTTTTGCTGAATTGCGCCCTGTATCTCTTATGTCGATAACTGGGTTTGCCATATTTTTTCTCCAAAAAAATTAATTAGTAAGTTAAAAGAAAAGGGAGCCTTTTCAGACTCCCTAATCCAGTTAGTTTTAGTCGATACCGTAGAACGCGGAAACCAACGCTTCGCTACGAAGTACTTTGGCTCCATAAACATGAAGACCTCGTACAATGTCACCAAACGAATCGGGATCACGCAGAACTTCAGTACTCGTAATCGTCTGTGCAGTAGCCGTTGACGAAATATGTCCAGCCAAACACTTGCCAGCAGCATTAGATGTGCTTGCAATGTTGTTCGACTTATACATATTAAAGCCACGAAGCTTGCCAGAAGATACTAGACCGTTCCTGATCGAGCCTTGACCAGCGTTGTAATCAACTGATAGAAGCTTGGACGAAGTTGCCGATAGAACCTCATAGAAGTCAGGCGAAGCTACGAACCAACGCCCCTCTTCAGGAATGTTCTGATCGTCAAGCAGACGAGCCATGCGTCCCAAAACATCAATAGGGTCATGCTCGCTTGATCCAAAACCAATATCGAGATTACCAGTGCCATCAAACGTACCTGAAGCCAGGTCAGTAGCGCTGTCCGAACCTAGAACATGATCTGGACTAGACGAAGACACGCCGCTAAACATTGTTGCGATAACACCCTCGTCAAAAGCATCCTTAAGAGCATAAGCTGCCGAAGACGAAGCGACTTCACGCCAGTTCACATGAGACATGTTGCTTTCAATGTCATCCACTTTGAACTTGAATGCGTTAGCCGTATCGACAACCAGCGTTAGCTCTGCGTCAGTTAGCTTTGTCTGAGTTACATCCGCGCCACGCTCGTATTGATATACGGTAATGGTCGGCTCTTTAATAATCTTTACTGAATCTCCGAAGTTTGCAATCTCACCGGAATAATCGGTGTTCGTGATTGCCTCCACTACCGAAGATTTCCTGAAAAAGTTTAAAACCTTTTTAGAATAAACGGCAGGAAGGAAAAACGAGTTAGCTTGCGTACTTACGGAGTTAGCAAAGTTGGCATCAGTATCTGTACTTGGCTCAAAATACTGATCAGATTGATTATATGCCATTTTGATTCCTCCTAAAAAAGTAAGTAAGTTATTGCTTTACTACTCTGCCTTCTGAAATAGCTTCATTAATTTCTTGTTCAAATTTATCAAACTCATCCATAGACATCGCAGCAATTTCCCGTTCAGTCCAAACTTTCTGAGGTCTTGTAGCATCAACCGTAGTAGTCTTTGTAGATACTAGGTCTGCTGCTGAAACTTCAGAAGTAGACTGTTTTTGTCGTGATTGTCTAGATTGTTTTATCGGAGTTTCTATTCCTTTTTCAAGTTTATACAAGTCAATAGCTTTACTAGCTAGTCTAGCGTCCATAGCATTTTTATAGATCCAGTCTTGGATTTGATCTGGTTGTTCTTTTGCCCATTCGTGGAACTCTTCCGATCCTCGAATATCTTCAAAATCAGGATGAGACTGCTTTAAACCAGCCTCTGCTTCTCTCCTCATTATATCAGCTTCACGCTGTTGTACTGCTGATAGTTGAGATTGAAGCTCCTTAACCTGTCTTTCACTTTGCAAATGTGCAACCGTTTCGACTGTTTCATATAAATCAGGATACTCTTTTTTAAACTGTTCTAGCTGTTCTTCTGTTCTAGGGGCCTCGTACTCAGGCTGTGCTGCCCTTTTTTCGGCCATTAGCTGTTGCTCTCTTTGTTTAAATTGAGCTACCCTATCATCATAATGCTTTTTTAAATCATCGTAACGCTTTTTATAATTCGTCCTTTTTCTAGGTTTCTTTTCAGATTCCTCTTTAACAGGGGCCTCTTCATTATCGGGGGTGGCCTGTTTAGTAGATCCATTATAAAATAAAGAATTAGCTGTTTCCATCGGTTCATCTGGCTTATGCCAAGATTTTTCCATGTTATATGGATTAGCTTTTTCTTCTTCCTGTACTTGTAACTCCTCTTTTTGTTCAATCATAATCACTCTCCTTTACGGGGCTTGTCGTTTTATAAGGTAGCTATACTAAAACGTATAGGGCTTATACTTCAAGGTAGCCAAAAGGTTTAAAATATAATAAGGGGCCTATGTTACTATAGGGTAGCCTTATTGCCTAAGACTTGGCATACGGTTAGAAGAAAGCATTGCTTTTTTAATTTCTTCATCCTGTCCTCCTGCTTCTTTGTTTTCAGGAGACACCATACCACCAAGAGCTTTACGCATCAAACCACCATCATAAGCACGTTCAGCATCATCCATCATTTTTTGGAGATTGTCTGCGCCTAACTGTTCAGTAGCTTTATCCGTAAAGACAAACTCTCCTTCCGATAACCTTGCAGGTATCGAATCGGAGACTCCAGTTCCAGGCCCCTCGACAGGGCCAGAACCAGAAAATTCAGAAGCTGTTCCTACAACCTTGTCAAATATTTGACTTAACTGTGGATCATCTTCTAGTTTACTCATTAAATATGTTTGCTCTTCGTCATTAAGAGATTCATCAATAATAAATTCTATATAATCTTCTTCCATTTGCTCATCAGGAACTTGAGAAGCTTCTACTGCTGCTTCCTCTTCAGGAGGAATATTAGGATAAGTATCTACAGGCATGTCTTGTTCTTGTTCTGTAGGAATCAACAAGGCTGCCCCTGTTACTGCGGGAGCCACTTCAGAGCCTCTATTATACTTATACTTTCTTTTAGGCATGTTCTTTATCCTTGTAATAGCTTATATATTCCTTCCATCTAAAATAGTCTTTTCGTTCTAGACACCAAAACCAACCATCATAAACACTACTCATTTGCTCGCTCTTTAGCCTCTTTAACCTGTTCCTTCAACTGCTCTAAGCGTTCCAGCAAAACCATCTTCCCCTGGCTGCGGAACACTTCCCGTTCCGATGTTGCCGCCACCAGTACCTGTAACTCCAAGGTCTTGAGGTTGTGCAGGTGTTCCTTCAGGGCTTCCCATACCTCCTGGTTGTTCACCAGCAGGGAGAGCTTCCTCGCCAACTGTTTGTCCAGCATTTTGCATTCCTATGATTTGAGCCATGATAGCAGCTTCTTCTGGATCATTCAAAACTTCATCAGGGTCTAAATCCAGGGTGTACGCAAGCTCACTAATAAGCTTTGATATTTTAACAAAAGGCGCAATAGCAGGATTTTGTATAGATTGTAAGAAAGTAGTCAATCGTTGACTTCTTACTTCTTTCTGCATAAGGCTGTTTGTACCTGTAGCCTTAACTTCTAAATCTCCTTTTACACCCAACCTACTCTCAAGAAACTGCATATTCCACTGGAAATAAGCTTCTCCTAGTGGCTTTAATAGAAAATCATCTAAGTTTTTAACTACAGTCTTTATATTTAAAGAGGCTGCACCTAAAAGCATAGACATTCCTGAAGCAGTCCTTGTCATGCTTTGTACTCCGGTCTGTCCGTGTGAATAAGACGGAATACCTGTCTGTTCGTCAGAAAGTTGTCGAAACTTATCGAACATCATCATATTTTCAGTAGAAGTATTAGGAAACTTAACGCCGTGTATGGCTT